GCACTTGCGGGGAGGCTGCACGGCGTCACCCGAGGGCAAGCGTTGAACATAAGCGCTGGCGTTGCTAAAGGTACCGTGCTCGTGCAGGCGGATAATAGGTTCAGGCAGGCGAGACTTAGCCCAATGCCGAACAAGCCGCGTTTCATCGATGCGCTTAAGCATGGTTTCTCGTTGAATTTGTTGCTGATGAATGTGGGCAACTTCTTGCTGTAACGTTTGTTGTTCGGCTTCTTGCACACGGGCTTGCTGATGTAATGCCCGAATAAAGGCTGCTTTTTCCGCATTGCTTTGCTGTGCTGCATCTCGCTCAACCTGTAATTTTTCGATTTTGAATTTTTGGATCGTGATCGCACTGGCTAACACGCTCAGCAAAAGCGTGATCAGGATAAAGCGGGAGGGAGGCCAGAACATCATGGGATACGGTTTAACCGCGCTAACATGCGCATATTGATTCCATACGGGTATTAATACGCTTTGCTGGTGTCCTTTCTTGTTCCCAATTCAAGATCACAAGTTCACTGCGCTTTTTTCGTTTGCCGTTGGTCTGGCCTGCGGTGTACACCGTTTCTAACTCGATCATCCGAAATTCTTTAAAAACAGTCCGCATATCGGGATGATCATTAATGGATAGCATGATTTTCCCTTTACAAGTGCGCATGGTGTCGGCTATCTGCTCGTACTCTTCAAAGCCAAACGGCACGTCATATCCTCCAGTTTGCCAATAGGGAGGGTCGAGATAAAAAAACGTATGTGCTCGGTCGTAACGCTCGATACATTGGCGCCAAGGCAGATTTTCAATAGTCGTTTGTGTGCTGGCTATTCGGTGGTGGGTCGCTAATACCTTCTTTTCAATACGTTCCCAATCCATAGCAGGCTTGCGGGTGGTAGTGGTGCCAAAGGTTTGTCTAGCTACATGGCCGCCAAACGCGTTTTGTTGCAAATAATAAAAGCGCGCGGCGCGTTGTATATCGGTGAGTGCTTCTGGTGGTGTGCCTTGATACCGCTGGAATAACTCCCTACTGGTTACCGCCCATTCAAATTGTTTAGCAAACTCGTCGATGTGATATTGAACAACGCGATAGAGATTTATTAGCTCTCCGTTAATATCGTTAATCACCTCAACGGGGGCAGGCTCTGGCCTTACAAAATACAGTGCTGCCCCCCCCACAGAACACTTCGACATAACAATGGTGTTCAGGAAACAAGGGCAGTAGCTTTTTGGCTAAGCGACGTTTGCCACCGATCCAACGAATCATCGGTTTAGCGAAAGACTGAGAGAGCGAATTCATCATTGATTGCGTTTAAAATCTGCTAACAGTTATCTACATCCACACGCATGTATTTGTTCCACGCCTGCGCTAATTTAAGGTCGTAAGCATGACGGGCATAATCGATGCCGTTATACCCTCTCGCAAACAACGCCCATTGCTGCGTTTGTAAAGCGTGAATGAGGGTTGGCTGATGCTTCAGATAACGAATAAACGCCATTAATTGTTCCCGCGCACTACGCTGCATGCACTGCACAAAGCCATCAATGCTGGCATAACCTAGTGCCTGCCAATGCAAACCCATTATCTGAAATATCCCCCAACTCGCTGCTTCATAAGCCGCGGTTTCATGTATCTGTTGTGCCATTGCTAAGCGTTCATATTCCATGACGCCGCCTTGATACCCGCCAGGAGAGACATTCACGATATGCGGACAATCCTGCGTTAACTGCGCGATATCTAAGCCGTATTGCTTCAGCCGCTTGTAAAAGATATGCCGCTCAAAGAGAATCACTGGCCGCCCATCGGGTAAAAAGCCTTGGCCTTGTGATTCGACTTCGGCCACGGCTTGCACGATAGCGAGCGGTACATTAAGGGTAGTAGCGGCCTGCTGAAAGTCTGCTTCAGTTAAGCCCGACATCATGACTTATCCCGCTTAAAACGATCTAACCAGATATCTATATGATCAGCGCGTGAGATCAACCACAGTAAAAGCTTCACACTCACCGCAGCACCAATCAGCGAGCCAACACTCGGCGAGACTTCGACATGCGTGGGTAAAATTGAGGTCAACTCAGCCGCTACAGTCTTGGCGCATAAGCAGCCATTGATCATAGAAACAATAAAAAACGCAGCCCGTTTAACAAGAGATAAATGCGTCGAAGCCATGACAAACACGACCGCACCCGCAAACGCGCCGATAACCGTACTCGCGTCGATACCTGGACATAAAGAAACCATCGTAACGGCTGTCGTTGCGGCTGTTGCAAATGACGTAGAGATAGGCTCAGCCATGCAAGTTAATCCCATAATTGAAGCGTGCGGCGCACGGTGTTAAGTGACAGATCAGGTAAATTCACTTTCAGGCCATGAGGTAAGATCGGGCCGTACTGGGCTAAGCCAGGGTTCGCCTCAAGCGTTGCTTCTACTAAGCTAGCGGTGCGTTGTTTCACCCGATAGCAAAGCGCGTCCAGCGTTTCTCCTTGTTGAGCGGTAACCCACATCAAATAAGCTCCACCGTCGCATGTGAGCGGCTTTGGATATCGCTTATCGCCCAACGAGCGGTGCGGCGATCGTTGTCACTCGTGGTTTCTAGTGATTCGGCCTGCTGCATCCCTGAATGCGTACTATCAAAATTTCGATACTGTTCGATTAAATCGGCATGCGCGTAGTGATAGATAGCGCGTCTATAAGAGATAACTCGGATGCTCTCGCTATTCACTTGGGCGGCAGGGACATCAGATAATTTTTGATACCCCTCTCGCTGCTGCTCGCTTTGCCAACAGGCTAATTCGGTATTCACACTCGCTATTGCCGCCGTCACTGCATCGGTTAAGCGTTGCTCCGTCACCGTGCCATCTAATCGCATCGTGGCGCGACAATGGGGCAAATCGAGATCAGGAAACCAGCCATCATTCTTAATCGTTGTCGCCGATTCAGCGGGAGCGGTTGCGATAAAGTCCATGTAGGCCAACACAAAAAGAAAGAGCGGTGAGCAAACATCAGTAACAGATTTAACGCTGTTTCTTAGCTTGCGCCGCTCGGTTGGGGGGAAACCGTTAACAATCGCTCTAATCGCTCGATCTCTTTTTTAACGCCGCAACGTGGTGCAAGGTCAAGTGCTCGGCGGTAATGGTTTAGTGCTTGCTCAGGTTGGTTTGCTTGCAGCACGATGCCTAAGGCTTTATGGAGCTTTGCTCGTACAGGGTCGGGCATATCGTGTGGCTCAGTGCATTTAGCAAGTTGCGTTAATAGCGCAAGATCAAAAGATTCACCCACCGATAACGCAGCTTCCGCTATTTGTTCAGTGACGAAGGTAGCTAGTGTGCGTTCGTATTGATCAGGTAACGTTAAATGATGCTTGAGCGCATAAGTTGCAATCGTCAGGGCGTTTGCATAGTCGCCTGTATCAATACGCCAAATCATGACTGTCGTTAACACATCGTCTTGCACGCCTTGGGCGCTTTCTAACGCACCCGCCACATACGCTTCATATTCCGGTAACAGCTCGCGCTTAACTTCAATTTTGCGCGTGATCGATTGAATCGCTTTAAGTCGCTGGCGATCTGTGGCGAGTTTCGCCAGCATCAATTCATAGCGACTGACATCGGCTCGGGTGTGTCCGGTAGCCGCTGTTTTGGCCTGCATCCGTTCAAGATGATAGCGGGCTAAGCTTTTCATGCTTAAGCCTCGCTCTCATCAGAAAATATTTCTTTAGTCTCGATGTTATCGATTAAACACCCCTGCCTCAAAATTTTCAATCACATATGCATCATTGGTTGATTCGTAGATTTCTATTTGATCGGATTTAGGGTTATCGGAAATCGTGCGCCCGCCTTCCGCTTATTTGCCAATACAGCGATAAATTATCTAAACGGGTAATCAGTAAACTGTTATTGGGGAAATACGGTGCCCGTATTGCGGGTAAATGGCCAATTCGCTTTTGGCTCACAATGACATCAGACGCCAACATATCGGTTGGCCGATGTTCTTGGTTAAGAATGGGAAAATATTTATCGTGTAAAAGTTCGCGCCCCGCAAATCACTACCAGTTTCGTATCGTCTTGATACGCAGGGTGAATTAAATGATTCACCGCATCAAAAAACTAAGGCGTCTAAATGGCATAGTCGCCGTTTTTCCCAATAATGATTGAGCCGCCTCTTTGACTCTTATTTAAGACGCGTTCCGGCGCATAATTGCGGTACTGTTGCAGCCATCCGATATTGACATCTTGTAATAAATTATTTTTTTCTCTATCCGATGTGGCGGCCACGGTGAGTACCATTAAACCCAATCTTTATACGGTCGAGTGCTTGCTGTTCTATAGTCGAATTACTGATGAGCTTTTGAAAATTTTCATGGGAGCGCCCATTCATCGATCGAGCTGTATTTAATATGTGTATTCAAAATTGGTTTGTTCAGCGCGGTAGCGATAAACCGTCTAAATAAATGGGATTAAAACGTTTTACGCTCTCTACTATTCGTATCGGTTGTGCTCGCAATTGAAGAGCGAATGCCTATCCCTAGCTTTTCGCCTTCTTGCGCTCTGACACCTTTAACATTAATCCGTCGTAAAAAATCGCTTGATTCTTGAATATGTCTTTCAAGCTTCTGTTGGACGCTGGGCGCGATGGTAAATTGTTGTGTGATATTGCTTACGCCGTTTATCTTGGCAATTTGGTTTAAATAGCCACTAAAAAGTTCACGAGTTTCATTCAGCATAGAAAAATCCCTCTTAGCAGTCAGTCAAGATAACGGCACGTGAACCCGTCGCAACAGGTCTTTGCGGGGTGTGATCACTGGTTAATTCGAGTTCCTGCTTAAGTAACCGAAAGGCGGTTTGATCTTGGGTTTGGCACGTCGCTAGTTCTTTTACGCAAGTTTCTAAAGCGTTTATGCGTACTTGATAACGCGTGAAGGCTTCCAACTGTTCTTTACTATGGTGCGCAAGCGTTTCGAGGGCGTCGTTCAGGTCGCGCCACTTTTGATCATCTTGTGCTGCTTGAGACTTGGATAAGCCCAATAAGGTTTTCACTTTCGAGAGCATCGACGGCATTTCTGATTCATCTTCTTCATTCATCATTTCGATTGCCTCAGAAAAAAGGTGGGCTGATGCGGGCTGACGGGTAAACGATAGGCGTTCCGTGCCTAAGCTCGCGGACTATCGTAATGCCTAAGCCCACTAAGTACGCGGCTTTGTATCGGCAAAATCGGGATTAATTTCGACACTCGTATAAATCTTTTGTTTGGCTTTAATCAGGGCGACGAGTTCGGGGTGGGATCCAATCTGCGCCAGTAGCGTTAATTTGCCGTCCGGCCCTTCTTGCGTTTTAAGTGCGATCACATCACCGTAGGCTTTAAATGGGCCATCCCGGCACCATGCCGCGAATATGTTCGATAAAGACGCGAGCGCTATAAAGTTGGGGTTATAGTGCTGCGCCATTTGCTCAAGCCAACGACGCTTAATAGTGCGACCGTCAACCGTTGCGGCCTTCTGTTGCTACGCGAAAAAAAGGGCGAGAGTTCATACATTGCCGTGTAAAAGAAACATGGCTGTATCGTGCTAATGAAGACGAACGCAAGCAACCACCTCTATTGTCAAAGATCGGCGTTTTACAAATAACAGTCCTAGTGTTCAGCAAGGCGGACCATTACGGTTAGCCGCATGACTGGCTGCCCCTTACCTTCCTCTGTTGATTCGTTAAACCTGCGTTCTATCGCTCGCTCTTTGTATGGGCAAGGCTGGACATTACGGCGATTGCTCGCCATCTAAAACAAAAATACGCAACCGTAGCCGCCTGGAAAACAGCGCGAGCAATGGGAAAGACTGAGCGGAGCTGAAAAGGTCGTTGCGAGTTTGGAAGATCGCTTAACGGCATTGATTGCGAGAGAAGAGAAAGCAGGCAAAGACTTTAAAGAGATTGATTTACTCACACGTCAAATTGAACGCTTAAGTCACGGCGTACCCGATAAAAATAAAGCGCAGGCTGTTAAAAAACTTCCGCGTAATGCGTTAAACGAAGAGCAACAAGACAAGCTACGCGAAGCGTTTATTGATTCCCTTTTTGATTATCAAAAGCGCTGGTATCAAAACGGCCACCAACGCACCCGTAACTTACTGAAATCTCGCCAGATTGGCGCAACGTGGTACTTCGCTAGAGAAGCGCTGATAGATGCGTTAACTACAGGCCGTAATCAAATTTTTTTATCGGCGAGTAAAGCGCAGGCCCAAATCTTTAGGCAATACGTGGTGCAGTTTGTCCAAGACGTGACGGGGATGGAGTTGCGCCGGTGAACCTATTGTGCTCGCCAATCATGCGACGCTTTATTTTCTCAGTACGAATGCGCGTACCGCACAAAGCTATCACGGCAATTTTTACTTTGATGAGTATTTCTGGACACCGCAATTTACGACGTTAAACAAAGTCGCATCCGGCATGGCGATGCACGCGAAATGGAGAAAAACGTATTTCTCGACACCTTCCAGCTTAAATCATGAGGCTTACCCCTTTTGGAGTGGGGAACATGCCAATCGTGGACGACAACCCGAAAAACATATCCAAGTGGATACGAGTTATGCGGCCTTAAAGGCGGGGCAACTCGGGAATGATCAGCAGTGGCGACAAATCGTCACGGTGGAAGATGCCGTTAGCCAAGGTTGCAATTTATTTGATCTCGCCCAACTGAAAAACGAATACAGCCCAGAGGACTATCAGAATCTCTTGATGTGTCAATTTATTGACGATACCGCGTCCGTCTTTACGCTCGCGGATTGCCAACGCTGTATGGTCGATGCGTGGGTTGAATGGGAAGACTTTAAGCCTCTAGCGCAGCGGCCTTTAGGGCATGCGTCGGTGTGGATTGGGTACGACCCATCCTTGTCACGCGATGCGGCGGGATGCGTCGTGATTGCGCCGCCCACCACTAACAATGCACGTTTTCGCGTGCTCGAGAAATATCAATGGCGGAACATCGATTTTGAAGCCCAAGCCGAGCACATCAAAAAAATAACTGAGCGTTATCACGTGACGTATATCGGTATTGATACCACTGGGATGGGGCAGGGGGTCTTTCAACTGGTTAAACGTTTTTTCCCTGCCGTAACAGGATTGAACTATTCCCCTGAGGTAAAAAACCGCTTAGTGCTCAAAGGGCAAGCTGTGATTCGCCGCGGGCGTCTAGCCTTTGATGCGAGTTGGACAGATCTAGCCCAAGCTTTGATGAGCATTCGCCAAACCTTAACCGCCAGCGGTCGGCAAGTCACTTATCAATCTCATCGCAACGAAATAATCGGCCATGCTGATTTAGCGTGGGCGTGTTTGCATGCGCTCGATCATGAGCCGCTAGCAGGGGCAGATAACCACGGCTTTATGGAGTTTTATTCATGACAATCGAAACGTTTACGTTTGGTGAACCGATGCCAGCGCTCAAGCGGGCTGACATGCCCGATTACCTGGAATGTTGGATAAATGGGAAATGGTACGAGCCGCCCATCAGTTGGGTAGGTCTGGCTAAGTCGTTTACAGCAAGTCCCCATCATAGCTCAGCCATTAACCTTAAGTTCAATCTCTTAACGTCATCATTTATTCCGCATTCTTGGCTCTCGCGAGGAGTGTTTAGCCAGTTAGTTTTAGATTTTTTAGTCTTTGGTAATGCATACCTAGAGAAGCGCTTTAATCGGTTGGGGCAGATTATCGAACTCCAGCATGTACCGGCTAAATATGTCAGGTGCGGGACAGACTTGCAGACTTACTACTTTGTCAGAGGTTGGCAACAGGAGCATTCATTTAAAGCAGGCAGTGTGCTGCATTTAAGACAGCCAGACATCAATCAAGAAGTTTACGGCCTGCCGCAATACTTAAGCGGACTTCACGCGGCCTGGCTCAACGAATCGGCGACGTTATTTCGGCGCAAATACTATGAAAACGGTAGCCATGCTGGCTTTATTTTGTATATGACGGATGCCGCCCACCAAGAAGCCGATGTGAATAACCTACGCCAAGCACTCAAAGAAAGCAAAGGGCCAGGAAATTTTAGGAATCTCTTTGTGTATGCGCCTAATGGGAAGAAAGATGGGTTACAGCTAATACCCGTATCCGAAGTCACCGCGAAGGATGAATTTTTTAATATTAAAAACGTGACAAGAGATGATTTACTTACCGCGCACTGCGTGCCACCCCAACTTTTAGGTATTCCGCCGAGTAATGCAGGGGGCTTCGGTTCGGCTGATATCGCAGATGAAATATTTACGCGGCATCAGATGCAACCATTGCAAGCCCGCTTTGCCGAGTTGAATACCAAGCTACCAGAACATGTTATTCGGTTTGAAGCTGAGTAAATCTTTATCTTCAATAATCAGCTAATCATTTGCTGGTTTATCTCGTGTTAAAGACCTTATAGAGGCTCTTTAACTCGTCCTGCCACTTTCTCTCTTCCTTTTATCCCCGTGGAAGCCTTAGTGAGGGCTTTGTTAGCCCTTACTCGCGGGGCTCCACCCTGCACAACGCAGTTCCCCTCCCACCTGCGGCTCTTACAAAAAGTGTAATTTTCTATGCATCTCATTTTGCCTGAAAGAACCAGGCAGCAAGGGATTCAGCGCATTTTGGCAAATCAAAAAGTTATGCAAATCTATGCAAGATGATGCATTTCTACGCAGATGTATTTTTGCTCTGAGCGAGAGCTGTAAATAAGCCGTCTTATTCTTAATGGCTGATTTTCTATTGCCTCAGATAACAGGGGGGTAGGGGGGTGAAAAAAAGGTTACAAGGGTAACATTACTCAAAAGTAGCTATAAGTTGTTGATATATAAAGAAAATTTTGTTACCAAAAAAAGTAACAAAGGAGTTACGAAAAAGGTAACACGTAAAAATTTTCTCTCTTGTCGATTTTTTTGAGTAAGTGCTGCATGAACAAAAAAGGTTACGTGTTACTTTAATGTAACTCTATTGTTACTTTTTTGATAAGATGTAAGTTATTGATTTAATTTGTGTTTTTTAACATTTTTTGTAAATGTTACCTTTGTAACCTTTTTTATCATGGCTCCTGCTTTTTTATGTGCGCCAGTTTTTATAGGGGGCGTGAGAAGTAACTTTATGCGCCACAAGGCATTTAGCATGAATAGGCCATGAGTTGAAAAAACAGAGAGATGCGGTTAGGAGAATTGCTAGATTGAAGAGAGTTAACGGTGCTAAATCTCCATTTTGGAGTCCAGCTAATTTCAACCTATAACAGCCTTTTTTAAGCTAAAACAAGCTGTTTTATACTTGCTTTGCATTTTTGCGAGTTATGCAAGCTATTGATTTATAAGGAAAAATGTTAAATCTATTTTTTAAGTGGGGACTTTTAATCCGTTGGTCGCAGGTTCGAATCCCGCACGGCCTACCACGAATATCAAGGGTTTGCGCTTAGAAATAGAATTTAGCTGAAAGGCACTCCAGCTAAATTCTACCTAAGCCACAGCCCTTTCAGAGAGTACAGCCTGCTCAGTGCGAGGCGTAAAAGCCGTATGGGATTGAACCCATTGTGCTAAGTGCGCCGAAGATAAGTGTGCATAGCGCTGTACCATCTCTAATGTTTCCCATCCTCCCAATTCTTTAAGTACATACAAAGGCGTACCCCGTTGAACATGCCAACTCGCCCATGTGTGTCGTAAGTCATGCCATCTAAAATCTTTAATACCAGCCGTTTTCAGCGCTTTGTACCAAGCTTTAGTTGAGGTTTGCTTAATCGATCTACCTTTGTAAACAAAGACGCTCGCTATATGATCAACGTCCCGCCTTTTGCTCATCTGGTGATTTAAAACATTAATCGCCTCATCAGAAAGAGGAACGCAAATCGCTTTACGTGCTTTTGCTTGGTCAGGATGAATCCAGGCAACCTTTCTTGCTAGATCAATTTGCGACCATTCCAAGCCCGTGACATTGGCTTGCCGTAAGCCAGTTTCCAGCGAGAACTGCGCCATGTCTGCCAAATGAGAAGGCAAAATAGATAAAAGCCTTTCCGCCTCTTGTGGAATAAGCCAGCGAATACGTTTTTTAGGTTCAGCCAGGTAGTTAATTTTAGGGACTTGATCTAACCATCCCTTGCCAAGTGCTACATTTAAAACTGCTGATATCAGTTTTAATATGCGATTAACCGTAGCTGGCCGAACTTTCCGGTTTGTGCTTTTTTTGATGTCATGCTTAACTCTAATAAATACAATTTCTTTTTGTTTGGCGGTTTTGATTTCGCTGATTAAGTCATGATTAATATCTATAAGCGCTTTGCCTTCTAACAAGGGTTTTAACCAACGCAATCTTCCTATGGTTGTATTTATGCTGCTTTGCTCTTCCCGCTCTGTTAAATACTCTGCAACAGCATGTTGCCAAAGATACCTCGGCTTTTCTCCAAGCTTTGCTTGATTCCACAAATCCACCTTTAAACGGTCGTGGAGTTCTTGCGCTTTTGCCCTGTCCGCGGTGCCAGTGCTTGCTTGTAGTACTTCTCCAGTTGTTGGACAGTAGAGTTTGTAATAGTAGTTTGGGCTTTTTGTAGGTTTGTAGAGCGACATGTTTTATCTCCTTTCGGTTGTTGATCGCCCTGCATAACTCGCGGGCTGGATTCTCTATCAAAGTAACGTTCCAGGGCAAGCACTGAAAAAACCCACCTCCTACCAACCTTTCTCCCTGGAATTTCCCCCCTTCTTGCTTTTAAACAGATGGTTTGTTTATGTGCGCGAAATTCAACGGCGGCTTCTTCGACAAACATTACTTGAATCTTTGGCGTGGGCCTTTCGTCGCCTCTACACAGCTTGGTATTAGTTTTTCTTTTCATTCTTGCTCTTGTTTAAAAATCCAACATTTCAATATTTCCGGTGTACCTCTGAGTGATAAATCCACCCTTTGTAAGGCAGAGCGCATTGCTTTTACTTCAATAAATTTACGTACGCGACTGTCACGCAGATAACGTTTGAGTTCGAGTAGCGAGGGAATTTTTTGTTGCTGCAGGGCCGCAACTTTGGCGTAGTCGTTTAGATTGATAGCGATTAAATCCGACTCTCGCGCATGGTTGAGTGAATGTTCTGCATCTCTTTCGAGATAATCGAAGGTATCCCAAAACTCCTGCACGATAGGATGATCAGCGCTAATCGCCTGCTGCCTCTGAATAGCAATATCGATTAACTGCGTTTGCGCGGCTTCCTTTTGCTCAACAGATAAGGGAACGATTAATTCAAGCGCATCAATCAAGGCCATTAGTTGTGCGTGATTTTTAGCCACACGAAGGCTGCGTATGGTTGGCAAGGCTTGTAATTGATTTTCGTAAATCGACGTGCGTTCGCTTAGCTTTTGGAGAATGGCCTTTTCTTGGATGAGCGCCGCCAACATAAAGCCGCTGACTTGTTCGGGTGTTAGGCGCTCTAGGCTTTCAGCCTTAGCTTTTGTCTCTACAGTTTGCGTGGCTCGATCAAAATTAAGAGAGATTAAGCGTTGCAGTATTGCCTCACTGGCAACGACGGGGCTATTTTGACTAATCACAATAGCCCCGCGAAAAGGTGGCTCGCGGGTATCATTGCCACTATTTTTAACGCCTGTGGCGCGCACGCTGCGCCCGTTATAAGCCGTCTTCAGCTCATCCCAATCAAAGGTTTTATATTTTGTTTCGTCGCTGCGGTCAGCCTCAATCAGCACCACAGGAAGGTTAGAAACTTGCGAGAAGTTACGTGCTCGCGCAGCTAATGAAGATTTAGAAGGGTCGAACCCTTCATAGTCGCGTCGTCCTAAGAGCTTCCATAAGAACTCAATCAACGTTGATTTACCCGCCCCAGGCTCCCCCACGACCTCAAGAAAGGGAAAGCTTTTTTGCTCGGCACGAATCTGTTCGGCAAAGAGCGACCCTAACCAAAACGCGAGCGCAACGATGCCCTTAGCGCCGAAGCACTGCCACAGTGCAGGTAACCAATCATAAGTCGGGTTAACGTCGCGCTGTAGCTGAAGTAGGGTCGATTGATTCAGTGTCTTAATACTCAGTTTGCCAAGATCGAAAAAATCTTCTTCATTGAGTAAATAACATTGCCCGTTTTTAACCGCGACTTCATGGAAGACATAACAGCCGTATTCACGGATATAGCCGATAAAATCGACTGTTTTAACCGAGCGAATATCGGCAAGTTGATCTTTTAAATAAAGGTCTAACTGTTTACTGTTGCCGGTGTAAAGTGCACCTGGCGCCATGGCCAGTAATCTTTTTTTAAATTCGCTCGCGCCTGCGACTTGTGACCCTGTAAAGGTGTTTTTAATGGTTTGGCCGTTAGGAAAATCTATACGGAAGTAATACCAAGCTTCGTCCGTAAGCGGGTTAGCTTGGTAATAGAGCGCGGTAGGCAGGCAGTTAGCAATCTCGGTAACCGTGGCTGCTTTTTGTATTGCTTGCCTGAGTTGCTCCTCTTCCGAACAATCCTGTGCCGCTTCTTTGGCTGACTCGAAGCGGTCTGTATCTATCTTGAAGCTGTATAAACGCCGTTCATGATCAAAGATAAAAGTGCGTTGACGATGCTTCAAATAAATCAGCTGTGCTTTATCTAACGCACTGGCAGCAATTAATAAGGCCCCGTGATAACGATAGCTAGATAAGTCTGCTTCGGTGAGTCGTTCGCGCTGATGGCAATCATTCCAATCTAGTTTGCCTTTGGTAGTTTGCGGAATTTGCGCAGCGTCACAACTCCAGCCTGCTTTGCGTGCTTGATGTACAGCTTTTAAGATGCCTTTCTGTCCTGCTTGATCACTATCGAGCGCCCAAACTAAACGAGGTCGATTACCTTGGCGCAGTGCCGATAATTCGGCAAGTGCCTGTTCCGGGTAATTTGTACAAGACAGTAAAGCCACCGCGGCGATGTCATGATGTGCCAACGCAATCGCATCAAAAATACCTTCTACCAGCCACAGCTCTTCAACTTTCGTTAAATCTAATGTAGGTGGCTGCCAACAACGCCCCGCATAACGCCCACCTGGCTTAAAGTTAGCTTTTTTACCGAATCTCTCCGGTTGATCGATCAATCTTTCCCAAAACGTTTCACCGACCGCAAAACGTACAGTCGCACTACCCGCTTTTAGCGTTGTCGAGTCATACTGACCTTGCGTATACCAGCCCTTGATACGCTTAAGATCAAAGCCTCGCGCATATTGCAAATAAGCATTAGCTGCTGCATGTGGATTATTTTTGACTAACGGAAAACGCTCAGACCAATAATCAAAGAGATCGGCATAAATCTCTTTAACATGGCCCTCCCAAGCGCAACGATTTAATCGGCCGCAACGTAAGACCCATGGTTTCTCTGCACTCGTATAAAGCTCTCTCTTGCCGCATTCGGGGCAACGGCCCTGCTGTAGCCAGGCTGACTTAGGCTTAAAGTCATAATCAGCTAATAGGCGCTGTGTAATCGCTTGATGAAGATCGGTTTGCATAGTTCGTGCTAGTCAGTAAAAGGTTCACGAACGGCTAGCTGCTCACGAGATTCACGCTTGCCTATGGCTTGCAGGGCAATATCTATTGCTGTACTTGCAGGGATATCTTCGACCGCCATCAAATGCGCAATACAACGATCAATTAAGCGGCGTTGATCATGACTTAGATGCTCATCTCGATGTTCAATAAGAAAATCTTCTGCTATCGTATAAAGATTCAGCTTGGCTTGTCTCATCGCGTTATCTCATTAAAAATTTAGAAAAAGCGGTGTTTTATTCGCTTTGTGATAGCGGGGAAATCTGCTTTTCTGATTTCGTTTTTTTTTGCTGGCGCGCCAAAGCGCGAGACGAAATAGGCAGTTGAATCTCAGGGTCGGGAATAGCGGAAGGAAATAAAAGATAAGCTGGTTCTAGGTGTGCCACGAATCTGCATCTACATTGAGCATTACGACACTCACAATAAAGTTCGCTCAGTAAATCGCTTAATACAACACTTGAGCGCACCTTAGCGCGAACTTTACAGTGGGGGCAGTAAACAGCAGTACTCATGATTTTTAGCACTCGATAAAATTGTTTTTTCACTATTAATCTGTGTTGCGCTTCAACGCAGATTTTATTTATGATGTGGCTTTGCTTTAGGTTGTCGAGAAACGTAATTTTTAAAAATTTAATGCTTTCATGATATGCATTTTTATGCATAAAAAACAATTTAAATTTTAGAGTTTTTTATAAAAATAAGGTTAAAACCTTATAAATTATGGGAAAAATAGGGTAAATTTACTATTTTTTATCAATCATGAAAATTTTAATTATATGTATAAAAATGCTTAGTATAATAAAATATTGGATGATTAAATGACGATTGAAATAGGGAAAAGATTAGAAAAGGAGCGTATCCGCTTGAAGATGACCCAAGGATCGATTTACACATTTTGTAGGCGTAAAATTGCGGACTTATGCTAAATATGTCAAAGGAGAGACGGAAATAACTGCGGAAGGACTAGATAATCTGGCAGGTATTGGGGCTGATGTGCTTTATATCGTCACCGGAAAACACTCAGTAATATCAGAGGAAGAAGAGGCATTATTAGCGGCATATCGGCAGCTCAATTTGACAGAGCGCCTTAAAGTGCTGAATATGGCAAACGAGATGAGCATCCCCGAGAATAACTTACGTGTTCGGGGTAATGTCGGCCAATATGTAGAAGGAAATATGCACGCGCCTTTTACGATGAATGTCAGCCATGCAGAAAAAAAGTCAAAAGATTAATTTTTTCTCATTTCCCCAAAAAAAAGAAACCTAAACAACAATTAGGGAATATAGGCCAATTTGTCGCAGGCCACCTCCAAGAAGCCCCCGCACTATTTCTATTCAACACGCCACTGTTCATTATCATTTAAGAAGTTCTCGTACCTTATCCCGTGTGGGATTGGGGTTATTGTTTGCAGCTTGTTTATTTTTAGGCTACCTCGGCCCTCCCACTCCTCGTATGGTTAAAAAAGCATGTGGTGTTGTCTTGTCTGCCAACGTCAACCTAAAGATTGAATCTAGAATCAGTTAATCGCTTAGCGAGATTGGCCCCGCCGAAGCTGCCGCCGGTGGTGAGCGCTAGCAGGGTCATCTTTCACTTCGCATTCCAGCGTGGTCGTATACCCTTGTTCGGCTAACGTATGACTGACCCGCGCAATCAGCCAGGCTGTCTGATCGATTTCGGGTTTAAAGCCGGTAAGTCTTACCGGCATTTCTGGGAAGCAATCTGGGCGGCCTAGCGCTAACGTCATACTGAGGGTCGCTTGACTGCGTTGGATGCGTTGCCATTCTGCCGTGGCCGCAGCTTGCGCTTGAGCCTGTGAGGCGTATTGTTCTGGCAATACCTTTAAGTTATAGCGATTCTCCCCGCCTACGATCACCGATTGCCGCTGTGCCATCCCGAAGTGGTGCCAATACGCGCGCACCCCTGCATAGCTTTCTCTTTGGGCCACGTGATAACGGTATTGCTCAATGTCTTGTCGAGCTAAAACAATGCTCGGTAAATTGCCTCCACTCACGGTACGCGCTGCGCCAATCGGTATAAACAGTAAATATTGCTCTTTAACTGTCATGACTGCATCGTAACGATGGGCAAGCCGCGTTAAAAAGCTTAAATCGCTTTCGTGAGTTTGGTCGATATGATCGATGGTGACGGCTTTAAATGCCTGATCAACTTTTGGGGTAAGTTGATAACGTGCTGCCATTGTCCGTACGATGTTTTCTAAGCTGACACGATGCCCAACTCTTCTCCCGCCGTCGTTCATTAGCCCAGTCATGAGGCACTACGCGCACGTAATGTAATGATGTCAGGCACGGCCGCTAACTTCGACTTCATCAACGGTAAAACTGCCTTGCTGAATTAAACCGCTTTTCTTGCCAGCCCAATGCAACAGAAAGCGAAACACCCCGTTTGGGTATCTCCAGTAACCCATCATGATCATTCAGTGCAATATCGAGTTGATCGGCTTCTTTTTCTCGGCACAGGGTTAAATTCAGACTATGAAGCCGAGTGGATAGGTTAGGCGGTTAGGTTTTGTTTACCGAGTAATAATTGATAGGCTGGTTGGAAGGTTTGCATAATCAA